ATCACCGCCACAGGCGCCACCACAGGATTTGCTCATGATACGACTCCACTTGAACAATGTTGTGGTACCATTTAAAACTATAAAGCTACTATAAGGTCAATAGAGTAAAGAATCCGTTGGGGAGGAGGCTGATGCGCATTGGTCAGTTGGCGCAGTTGGTAGGGGTCGAAACACAGACGATCCGCTTCTATGAACAGCAGGGCTTGTTGCCGCCGCCTGATCGGAAGGACAACGGTTACCGTGTCTATACCGAGAAGCATGGTGAGGGGCTGGCCTTCATCCGTCGCTGCAGAATCCTGGGCCTGTCACTGGCTGAGATTCACGAACTACAGAGCTATCAGGACGACCCTCATCAGCCTTGTACCGCCGTCAACACCTTGCTCGATGATCACATCTCTCATGTGCGGTCGCAGATAACCGCTCTGCAAGCGCTTGAGAAACAACTCGTTTCACTGAGAGCGAGTTGCAACGATGACCGGGAAGTTGAGGCGTGTGGGGTTCTTGCTGTAGCGCCGCGCGATAATTGGCTCCGATTTGCGCGATAATTGGCTGCTGGAATCCGTTGCATAGGATGAAAAATTATTCCAGTTACCGCGAACTCAAGTGTCATATTTAGTAAGAATTCCGTCTACACAATGTATCCGGTCTCCAAGTAGACAATGTTGTACCGGCCTTGCGCCCAGCCCGTCACCCCTGTGAACGATCTGACATCGGTCCATGTTACCCCGTCGTCGCTCCCCTGAATTATAAAATCTTTCGGCGCCCGACCGGGACCTCCACTGTAGTTCTGCGGCAGCATCAAAAAATGACTGACTTTTGCTGCGGAACCCAGGTCCACCCACCCCCAGTGAGGCGCTGCGGAACCGTCCGTGATCCAAGAATTGGACCCTGCATTCTGCTCGTTATTGTCTATCACTTTCGCGAACGTCGCAGAGTCACCCGCGTAGAAGGAACTTTGGCCCGTGCTCATCCCAGGCGCTGTCAGGTCCTCTGTGGTGCCTGACCGGAGCTTGATTTCCTGCAGGCCGCAGTACGTGGGGTCGCTAACTGTAGCCGTCACGTAGACTCGCCAATACCGCCACGTAAGGCCCCCGTCGGACAGCTTGGGGGCCGCAGGATCGGGGAATGGGACGCTGGGAGGTGTGAAGTTGGAAATATACCGCGCCACCCCTTTCGTCACGCGAACCTCATCCGCCCGCCCTGCGAGACAATCCTTAACCGAAGAATCGACCCCCCGAATGCCTCCAGCAGCGAAATAAGGATCGCCGGAAGGACGAACAGGAGTGCTAGGCAGTACCTGGGATTGGACCGTGCCTCCGACGCCGATATACGCCGTATTAGTGGATGCCACGTAGCAGCAGGCGACGTGAACCCCCTGGCCCTGCGGTATTACCAAAGTCGAGGTCCAGATGATAGGCGAGGATGTGCCGTTGGAAATCTGGAACTGCAGATACCCTGAAGGGTCTACGGCCAGCAGGAAATGAATCCCGTTTGAGGAGTTCCAGGCGGCCGACCCCGCGGTGCTGAATAACCAATTCGTCTGGATGGAGTCAAAGTAGAAATACCCTTCAACCGTGAAGTCGGAACCGAGAAGGTCGAACCCCGGGTCGGCCGCCGCGCTGGCTACGAATCTAGTGGTCCCGTTCCCCTGCAGAGAACTGCCGCCGGTCGCACTCCAAGTGGTGGTCAGCACAGCTCCATATACGGGGTTGAAGTTTTTCGGGGGTATAGAGCTGTCGATCATCGTGGGGCTGCCGTCTTCCCCATCAAAATGCAGCAGAGCCGTCACGTTCGAAATATAAGGGTCGCCGGAAGACCCTTCGGGCGTCGCAACAACCTCATTGCTGACCTTCACTTCCGACCCTATAAACGCCACGATGCGGTAGTAATATGTGCTCCCCCCCGCGGCTGATGTGTCGTCGAAGGTTTCGGAGCCGGGCGGCAAGGTCACCAGAGGCACCGGAAGACCACCCGGGTCGATGGGAGAGGTAGATCGATACACCTTATACCCTTCTTCAACAGAGTTAGGATCGGTCCAGTTGAGTCGGATAATGGCCATCTTACAGTACCTCTGCGGTCAACCCGGTCGGGGCTCTCAGCACACCGAACGAGGATTCAGTCGATTGAAGGGAATCGAGACCGCCTTTGACTGCGGTGACCCTCAATTCGATCGTAAGGGTTCCCGCAGGCGGCGGGTTGGCGGCTACGTCGAACGAGTAGGTTCCGACAGCGCCCACATCCGTGCTGAAGTAGCTCGACTGAAGCAACGCCCCCTCCGAGTCGTAAGCACTGGCGTCCACTCGATACGTCGTGCCCGCTTCCGGGCCGTAGTCGGCGTTCTCGAACCAACTGACCGCCTGATCGGACTGAGCGAGCCTGTCCCGGTGGTTCCAGGTCAGCACCACCGTATCGGTGCCAGGGGTGTAGTCCTGCGGGTCATACTGCCCATCCAGTCTGACGTTGGCTGCAGGGTACGGCCGGTTGACCCGGTTGACGATTGGCAGGTCCAGATACGTCGGCGTGCCTGAGTAGGAGCCCCTACCATTGACCGGGCGGCCGTACCCTTCGGCGGTCTCCCCTTCGGCAAATTCCGTTAAGCCTTGGCCGTATTCGTCTTCAATGAAGTAGAGGACCGTCCCCGAGGCGATCGGCCGGGGGAGTGTGTCCGCCACACCGCGGAGCACAGACAGGGACGTAGCCCCCGGCTGCAGGTCAGCACTAAGCGCCATGATCTCCCGCTGGTCGTCGGCAGCATCACCCACCAGAACAATCGAGCCTGCGAACAGAGGTTCAGAGATGGTCAGACCTGAGATGGGGATAGTGCTGTCTGAAGAGTTGTCCACCGCCGCACTAACCGAGGCGATTTCAGTGAAGTCGGCCTTCACGCTGTCACTGAAATCAACCGGAGGTGTCACGCCGTCCGGGTATACGAAGAGATCGTAATTCAGGTGAAGGCCGGTGGTCGGCACACCCCCGGCAAACGCGAAGTAGCCCACGTCCGCTGGAATGTCGGTGGCGTAGTTGTCGCCGATCTGCTGAATCAACAGGTAATACGGCAGTTCAAAAGCGGTTACGTGACTGAACCCCTGCGGGGGCATAACCGGGTCCGTCCAGCCTGAGGGTGAGGGCGCCGAGAATACCGAGTATTCGGTGCCGAACACGTCCTCACCAAATTCCAGAACAATCTCGCCGTTGAGTAGACCGCTGTCTGTGCGCTTGGCTACGCGGCAGATCATCTCCGTGATCCCGTTGTCCGGGTCCGTCAGTTTGAATACGTCGCCGGGTTTCAGATTGGACACGGAGCGGTTGGTGCGAACGGTCCCCCGGGCGAACGGCCGGCTGTTGGCCGCCAGATCACGTTGCGCGACCATCGCGGCTGTCGTGTCGTTGGTGAGGCCAGGGTACTCGTAGGTTTGGTTGATAATCGTCCCCACAGCCGTAATGGCGGCGGTATCCTGGACCGTAATTGATGCATCGGAGTTGGTTTCCCAGTTCCAGTACGTAACGGTCACCTGGTTAACCAACTCGGAGATAGCCGGCGTGTCGAACTTCGTCACTTCCGAATTTGTGGGGTCGAGTAAGGGCAGAGTTGCCGGGTCGTAGTCGCCCCGGATCAGTTTGATCTCCTGCAGCCCGGTTTCCGGGTCCTCGTACCGCACGGCATCAATGTGGCGCATGATTTCGGAAACGAAGTCCTCGATCGGCGCTTCCTGCGTCCACAAGATCGACATGCCGAGCGCTTCAGCGTAGAGCTGGTCCGCCACCGTCGTGTACGTTGGGCCGATCTCGGACTCCGGCAGCCCGCGCCCCCACGTAGTATCCGTCAGACATTCCCGGATGATGTGCGCCGGGTTCATGTCGAACTGTGACTGACCGCCTGCCGTTACCTTGAACGCTGCGTAAGAGTATGAACCTTCGTCTTCCCCTGCCAAAACGATGGTGTTGTCACCCTCAACCAGAATATCTCCCGGGACGTGTATTTCGTGCGTGAAAGCAGGCCCGGATGGCGTATCGATAGTTCCCGCCCGATCCAGCAATTTCGTCCCGTTCACCCACACCGAGGCCAGGTTATCCACGAAAAGGGTAAGCGTGAAGTTGGAGTTCCGTTCCAGCGTAAATACTCTGCGAATCCAGATTTTGCTATTCAGGTCCCAAGTTGTGCCCTTAGTCGTCGGGAAGCCGGAATCCGCGGCGAAAGGGTGCCCCGACTGATTTGCAAACGGGGTGCTTCCGAGCGCCCAGGATGAATCGTCATAGGCGGGGTCCGAGTAGTCAGCACTGTCTGTAAGGGGGACCTGCTTATAGCGCCAGCCGTCAGAAGTGGGGCCTATCTGCTCCGTCAGAGCGACATGAGACCGGATCTCCGCCTTCCCATCATACCACTGAACCTGCCCGTCCCCCCGCGTATGAATCCGCTGCGCCGTCACGGCCCACGGCTTCAGATACGGGTTATTGCCCACATAGACCTGTTTCAGCACCAGTGAGGTGACACCCCGGTACGCGCTGACCAGCGCGGAGCCGATCTTGTCGAGGAGGTAGCTGTTGCGGGCTTGCGCCGGGTGGCCGGAGAGCACGTCGACGCTGCCGGCGACACCGCCTTCGCGGCTTTCGCCGCCGAACAGGCTGGGCTTGTCGATGGTGATCTCGCTGCCGGCGGCGCTACTGGCATCGGCCTCGCCGATCCATGCGGTTTTGTCATCGACATCGATCTTGATGATCTTATCGATCGGCCCGTGGCACAGCACCAGATGGGCGCCGAGGTAGTACTTATACCCAACCGTCTGCTTCTTACCGCCGCCGCTCATTCAGTCTTTCCCTCAGCATGGTCAGCCGCCTTGATCGCGAACGCGGAGCCGGTGGCGCGCAGCTCGGATGCCGGCACGCCGTCGCGGAACCGGCGCGCATCGAATCCGTGCTCAGCGCACCAGCGCTTGATGCCGCCGGCGCAGTAGCCGAGCTGTCGCAGATGCCGGAATGTCACCATCACCTCGTCGCTCACTTCTTGCCGCTTTTCTTCTTGATCGCCTTGGTTTTGATGTCGCCGTACCAAACCACGGATGCGCCTTTGATCACGCGGGTGCCGAACAGCACCGGGATGCTCTTGCCCTCCTGCGCGGTGGGGATGTCGAACTCCTCGGCCGCGGCCGGGTTCGGCTGTTTCGGCTTTGGCACCAGCAGGAACGAGGCGGCCATCAGGCCGACGGTCAGCAGGAACGGTACCCAGAATCCCATGGTTTACCTCACACCAGGCTGGAGCCCTCGAAGGGGCCCTTGGGCGGGATGAAGTCGAACCCGCCGTAGTTGTCGATGTTGGAGTACTTGGCATCGCAGGTAGCGGCGGAGCGATCGCAGCCGGGGAAGATCTTCACCGCTGAGCCGACCGCGAGGTCGAGCAGCTGGCGGTTGATCGTCACATGGTCACCCGTGTGGTTGATGATCAGGCGCATGATGCCGTCCAGCTCGAGGATGCCGCCGGCGAAGTAGCCGTCATCGAACCCGGCCGCGGCCGGCAGGGTCAGCAGCGTGCGGTTCGACAACGCCGTTACGGTATCTGCAACTTCATAGCTGGCCCGGCTCAGGCCGCAGCCGGTGCCGTAATGCACGTGCCGGCACTGGCGCTGATAGCGGGCACGGCAGCCGGTGGCCTTCAGCGATGTGGAGATCCGCTCGCAGGCGGCCGTCATCCACGGCCATTCCCAGCCGACGGTGACCACACGGCCGGACCAGGTGGCGATGACTTGTTGGTCGGGATCGTCCAGCTCTGTCTCTCTGATTTTGACAGTCACCAGCTTTTCAGGCGGTTGGACTCTGAAGAGGTCACCCAGCGGGTTGATGCCCGTGATCTCGATATTCAGCGCATTCCCATCATCCGGATTTCCGTCATCCGAGATCTTGTCCCGGGTAATCGGTACCGATGTGTAGGTATACCCTCCGACCGCGACGTCATGATCCGCACTGGTGAAACGAATCGTGTCCGCCTCATCGTCGGTATACCGGAACTCATAGAGCGCCGCCGGGCGGCTGGCATAGCCGGTTGTTGAGTACTCGGAATGACTCATGCCACGTCCTCCACTATCTGAATTGCGATCGCAAACTTGGCCACCTCATCCGTGATCCACTCGATCTCCAGCCGATCGCTGGCGAGACGGCAGACGCTGACCAGGCACGCCTGCACGCACTCCCACGGCTCGTAGGCCTCGGCCCAAGCCTCGGTTGTGGTGATCACCGTCACGCCGTCATTAACGTTTGCTGTCAGCGCTGTGATCTCGAAAAACGCCAGGCTCCGGTCACGCTTGCGGACCATCAAATGGGTGTGTATCGGGTCGCCAGTGAGGTATGTACCGAGCTCGGTACCCGGCACTTCAAACGTTGCACCGGCAGTGAGTGGATCTTGAAGATTGATATCCCACCAGGTGGGCATCAGGAACGGTCTCTGCCGCCCCCGGCATCGATCGAAGAACGCCAGCCACCAGTCGGTTTCTGCTCGGGTCTCTGTTGTGACTTCGCCTTTGCGGGTGTTCGGCGGCAGGTCACCATCGGTCTCGTATGCGGTGGGGCCGATCTGCGCATCGATCATCATCGGCACCCAGGCGTAGCCCGCTTCCGGTGAGTTCACCCAGTTGATCGGTCGCACGAGTACTTCGAGATCACCAATGGTGTCGTCCGCCGTGAGCGTGGAGCTGACCGGCGGGCGGCTATCAACGATGTAACTAAATGAAAGCGGCAGACGCAGCACACCGGATGTCAGGCGCTTACCGCTGGCTGCGCCGTTGATCTGAGCCGGTACCGCCGGATAAACAGCGCTGTAGGTGCTCCAGTCGGCCTCCAGCGTATCAACCAGGGTGATGGTCACGCGGTCGCCCGCGATCGCCGCGATCGTCTGCGCCTCCGGCTCCTGGCCTGTGCGCATCAGTACCAGGTAATCACCGGCTTGAGCGTCATAAGCAACCGGCTGATCAAGTACCAGGATGTCGGTACCGGTGGCCGCGCTGCTGGCAAGTCGGCGCTGTCGATGCCACTGCGGCAACAGCCAAACATGGGGCTGCAGTGCGTACAGCATATAGTCCAGCGCTGTCGCGTCGTTGCCATCCAGGAGCACATCAAATGAAAGGCTCTTGCGTGGTTTGGAACGCATCGCCCGACGCTGTTCTGTACCGTCACGGCTACGCATGACGTCGGTCTTATACTCACGCGACTCGGTCACTGAACTGGACCAGTTGTGGGGGAAGCGGAAGATTGCGGCTGTAGTGGACGGCAGCGGCATGATCAGCTCCCGAGGATCGCGTTGATGGAGGATTTTTCGGCTTTGACCGTGGCCTTAAACTGCCGCGTCCAGCTCGCTGTCGACGCCATCTTCTGAGCCATTTCTTCGGGATCCATGAAAAAGTTGGCCTGTAAGCTCATACCCTGGCCCTCGCCACCTTGCTGTTGTGGCTGTGTCAGGCTTGGCTGATTAAGCTGTGGCGCACTCATCTGTGGCGCTGGAACACCGGCCAGCCCCCCGGTTGCGTGTTTGATACGTGCAGTCCAGTCATCGAGTGCAGCCATGCCGCGCTGGTTAAAGTCACTCAGGAACGGCAGCGCACCGGGCTGCTCAACCACCGCCGCACGGGTCACAAACTCCTTATTGGAAAGACGTGCCGGGATGCTGTCAGAGGTGCCGGTACCGGGGCCCACAACCAAACCGCCGGTAGAGAATCCCAAGCCTGGGAACATGCCCGCCAGGCCCGCAACGGCCTTCTGGGCTGCGATCTTAGCCAGCATATCGATCATGGCGTCGCCCACTGACTGGATCAGCGAGACGGTGGCATCACGCAGCGTCATGGTGCCGTCTGCCAGGCCGCGTATAGAACCGGCTATACCGGCCTCAAGCCCGTCTTTCAGGGTGGAGCCCAGCAGTGTGGTTGTGTTCTGTAACCGGTTGGCCTGGTTATCCAGATCTCCAAGCATGGCGCTGGCCTGCTCGCCAATAACACCTGGTTGTTTCGAGAGCTCCTCCAGGAGCGGGCGTTGCTGCTGGAGTACTTCATATGTCTGCCGGTGGATCTGAAGGATCCGATCGCGAGCCTCCAGCTCAGAGATCAGGCCAGCATCCTGTTGGATATTGACCGACTCTTCAGCGAGGTTTTGCTTATTGATGATCGAATCGATCTCAGACTGGACTTCAGAGAGCCGGGTACGGGCGAGATCCAGGTTGATTAACCGATTGACCAACGCGGTACCGGCATCATCGCCTCGGCTCTCCAAGCGGCTCAGGAGCTCACCGAACTCTTGCTCCAGCTCCATTGATCGCGCACCGACCGCATCACCCGACAGCGCCATCACTTCAGACTGGATGCGCTGCAGCTGCCGCGCATCCTCAGTGACCTGGTTGAGCCGCTCCTGCGCCGCAATTGCCTGGCTGGCAGCCCGAGCGCGAGCCAGCAACTGACCAGTCAGACCTTGCTCAGCAATCCGGTACTGGCGCACCTCTTCAGCACTCTTGTTCTGCAGGGCGACAGTACGCTCAAGCTGCTCGACAAAGGCACGCTGGGCGTCTCTGCGCTGCTCTGCAGTGCGATCCGCTTCCTCTTCAGCCGCTTTCTTTTTACGTTCCGACTCGGCGGCATCCTCGTTGCTCTTAGCCAGCTTCTGGTTGGCTTCGACCTGGGCGAGGATCATTTTCCCAAGTTCGGATTGGCGGTCGATCTGGTTCTCTCGCATGTAGAGCAACGCCTCTTCGATAGGCGTTAAGTTTTGCAGCGCTACATTCTGTTTTTGGAGTGCCGTCAGGTATTTCTGTGCATCAGTGACAGCCTTCGGACTATTGATTGAACCCGAAGCGGAACTGGCAGCAGTCTCAGTGCCCTCCAAGGCTGCCTTCAACGAGTTGAGGCGTTCAGTTAGGTTCTCAGCTTTACGGCCTCCTTTCAGGATACTATCCATCAAGTCGAGCATTCGCTCTTTGGTGTCATCCGAGATTTCAGATGATTCACTAAGGGCGGTACCAATCTGATCGAAATTGACCTCTAGACCTTGGGCTGCACGGGCTGAAGCCTCACGAATATCGTTCATCAGCTGCTGGGTTTCTGCGGACCACCTGGCCGCTTGGATCTGCGGGCCCGATGCACCCAGCCAACCGCCAGCACGTTCACCACCGGGTGTGGCCAGGTTGGCCAACTGACGAGCATCATTCACACGTTCGTTTTGCTGTTGACTGATATCGTCTGACAGCTGTTTAAGCTCGCGGTCCTGTTCCAGCTGTGTCAGCTCTTTCAGTTTATCTACAGCCTCGCTGAGGGGAACATTCATGTCCCGAAGTGACTGCGTAACTGAGTCTGTAATGCGCTCGGCATCGTCGCCGAAATCGATAAAGCTGGCTGCTACCAAGCCGACTGAAACGGCAATCCCAACAGGCCCGCCCAGGGCGGCGGACAGAGCTGCGCCAGCAGTTTTCAGACGAGCTAAGGAGGTCAGCAGCAGACTGTTGGCAACACGGGCTCGCTCAGCGGCAACCGTGCTTGCGTTAGTCGCTTGCGTCAGCGTGGCGGTGGCCGCTGCAGCGTTGCCGGTGGCTACTGTTCTTGCTTCCAGAGCGGCATCCAAACGCGCCTGTGCTGCCGCATGAGCGTTAGCTGCCTGGGTTGCCCGGGCCTCCAGGACAGTATGGGTTGAGAGCCCCTTAGCTGCTGACGCCTGAGCGGCCGTCCGCTTCGCTGTTTCGCCTGTCGCCCGCAGCTCCGCTTGAGCACTGGTTACGGCTGCTTTCGCTTTTTCCAGATCTGCGGCGGCCGCCCGCTGGGCTGCAATCGCGACGCCTTCCTGGGCCTTTGCCTGATTGGCTGAGGCGGTTGCATCAGCTCGCTTCTGCATTATCCCCTTAAGCGTCTCTTCAGATAGGTCCGATAGCGCAGCAACGGCGCGACCAGCGGTCAGAATCAGAGCGACTTCAAGGGCAGCACCGACTACGTCAGCATTATCGGACAGGGTATCCAAGACATCAGCCAGCGCACTGATCGCATCGGCAATTCCTTCACCCGCACCAGTACCACTGGAGAGCGTCCCAATGATTCGGGTGAACGCTGCATCAAACTCCGTTGCAGCCTGTGAAATAGTGCGCACACGGGTTTCGAACTGTTCATCGACACTAGCGGCTGCATTGCCCAGGGCTTCGACCAGGACATCAGCGGTCAACTGGCCCTCGTTTGCCATCTCACGTAGCTTGCCGATATCGACGCTCAACCCCTCGGCAAGAGCCAGCGCAAGCCCCGGAGCCTGCTCCATGACGGAGTTGAATTCCTCGCCGCGGAATACGCCGGACGCCAGCGCCTGGCCGAACTGAACCGTGGCGGCTTCAGCACTCGCGGCTGCGCCCCCGCTGATTGCAATCGACTTGCTGACAGTATCGGTCAGTTGAGCTGTCTCACGCTGGGAAATATTCAGCCGGTCGGCGTTCTGGGCAAAGCGCTGGTAGATGGCAGCGGTGCTATCCAGTTGCTGGCTTGCATTACGCGCAATGGCGTAAACATCAGCGCTGGACTGAGCCAGCTCTCCCTGAGTGGCCGTAACCAGGCGCAAACGGTTTTCGTAGGCGGTCCAGGCATCGGCAGACTGGGTGATCTGCGCTAAGCCAAATCCAGCGGCCAGGGTCAGCGTTACCGCTTTGACGGAGCGGGCCAGCGCTGTCATGCCGCCACCTACGGCCTCGGTGGTTTCGGTTAGCTGGCGGGAAGAGCGGTTGGCGGAGGAGAGCGCAGAATCATACTGGCGGGTTGTTGTCGCCGCTTGAGCGGTGTTTTTAGCGGCTGTTCCCGCCGCTGCTCCAGCGGCACCGATTCCACCGGCAGCCGTACGGCCAGAGCGGCCAGCGCCATCGGCGCTGGTACGCGTATCGTCCAGTGCCGCATCCAACTGGTTCACCTGGCGGATCGCCTGCTGGAGGTCTGCTTTTATGCGGAGTGCGAGTTCGAGGTTCTTATCGGCCATAACATCACCTGAGAGATATAGGTGATGGTGGCATCAGTTAGCAGTGGGGTAATTTGAACGAGGGCAAAAAGTGCTTGGAGAGTTATTTTAGCCCCTGGAGGATAAGGGCCAATATAAGTAAACCAATCCATCCTTGGGGCGTACAGAAAACCATTGTCATGAAGAACCAAAAACCATCCATATGGATGTCTCCTGCTTTGATGCAGTGCTCAGCCGGTTACTCGTCTTTGCTGACATCGACAGTGTATCCATGGCCGCGGCACTCAAACTCCACCTCAGCGCCGGCAGCGATGATGCACAAATGGTTGCAGAGCGCTTTCAAAGTCCGCTCGGCACCGTGGGTCTCGTAATACTCGACCATCGCCTCGTTGAACTCTTTATCTGTCATATTGGGCCTCTTCATCTCCATAGAGGTGAAACACGGTTACGATTTCGTCACGCTCGCTACTTACGACGAACACGATATTGCTGCGGCTCAGCAGCAGATACCGCCCCTTGTATACGCCGCTGAGATAGATCGCTGAGTTGACCGGGGTGAGGCGTCTGATCAGCTTTTTCCGCTTCTTGCCGACTGTGGTGGCTGACGCGAACTCGAGGTGCTTGTTGATTCCCGCGAACCGCTGCTGCCACCGAAGTAAAGCGTGATCCGACCAGGTGAATGCGCCTCCTTGCCACTCAGAGACCTCCTCCTTCGACCTCCCTACGCGATTCATGGGTTACACAGTTGCCGTATCGTCATCCCAATACAGCGCTTTGGGCTTAAAGTGGGGGTTGGCTTTCCGGTCGATGACTTCCCGCATCATGCCGTCCAGCGCGTACTGGGCATCAGCGGGAGCCACGTAAACGCCGATATAGGTGTATCGGTTGGAGGCAGCGCCTTTGCCGCAGGGCTGCCGAACGATCCGAACAGGCTGCAGCTGTGCTTCGCGTATCAGGTGCTGATGAGTGGTTTTCGTCGGGTCTTTTTCTTTAGTTGGGTAACGAACGGTCAGGAGCATTTCAGGCCTCGTTATTTTCTCAGCTCTTTGATAAACGTCCCTGTGTCACTCTGCGGCCACATCGCACTGTTCATGTCACCGATCTGGTCGGCCCGGCGACGGCGGTCCAGCCTGAGCGCGGCATCGTAATAGAGTTTCAGCTTTCGTTCTGAGTAGGTGCCGATGGCTCTCTCGTCGTGCCCTGCGGCGACGAGTGTGGAGTAGACGTCTGCCCAGCGGAGCGCAGTTTTGCCATGGCCTCGCGGCTTAGTTTGACGGTTTCCGTCATCAGCCTGGTTTGCAGCTTTCTCATAAAAAAACTGGAATTGGCACCCCACCAGGCCATGGTCAGCAGCTCGCCATCCGACGATGAAAGTTCCTGGATCTCTAACGGCGTAAGACCGCACACGGGTGAAATAAGATGGGGCAGCTCATCGGCATGGTCACCGAGTACCAGGAACACTTCATCCAGGGTAAATTCGGTACCGGTGCGCATCAGCTCAAAGAGGCTATCGAGAAAGCCCGCCATGGCGCGGCCATGCTTGAGGCTCTCGATGAACCCGTATTCGCGGACAGTGATAGCGCGGCCATCGATAACAACATCACGATCAGAGTGGAGGATCTCCAGATCGTCCTGGTGATCCTCCCCCTGAACTTCAGGTTGCAAGCGCTTAGCCATTACGCGCCAGTCCCCGGCATGATCCAACGACCGTACCCGCCCAGCTCCGAGTCATTCTCGTTGTTGGAATCGTTCAGCAGAGTGAAAGGCACTTCCAAGCCGCTCAAGCTGGTGGCGGTCAGGTCCAGCTCGTTCACGTTGTTGAACTTCACGCGGTACAAATCCAGGCGGGCATTGTCTTCCGCACCATCCACCGTGTTCTCGGCAATCGCCACGAGGTAGCGAACAACCGAGCGCTGGCTGGACATGACGATATCCTTGCGCGCCGCATAGTCGTAATCGGCAGTAAACGGTTGGGTGTAGCTGGCGGGATCCAGGATTTTAACCATCCCGCCAGCGGCACTTTCGATGCTGTAATCGGTGCCTTCAGTCAACGTTGCGGGAGTGCCTGCACTGTCATTGATAACCAGTGAACTGATATCAGCATGGTCCAGAGCGATCAGCTCGCCAGCGACCAAATCGGTCGGGAAGGCTTCGCCCGTGACACTGCCGGAAGCAATATCGATCACGTCACCGCCCAGGCTGATGGCGAAGTTCTCCGGCGACCCATTATGAAATGTGATGGTTCCGCTAACCTCCGTGCCGGTGTTCAGCGTCGCACTAGTCCGGCGCTGCCCTGAATATGACTCCTTGCGGCTTTCTTCGCTGGAGCTGGGGTTGACCTTCAAGAGCGCGTCACCGGTCCAGCGCATTGCCTGGGGCTTACCGTTGACGTTGGTCGCCAAGTAAATCTTGGACTGGAGTGAAAAGTCTTTCATTGGTTTCTCCTTCGCTTACCGGCCTTAGCTTTTGGCTTTGCTGGTGGTCGCCTTTGGCATTGCCGCGCTGTTTGAGGCGATGATCTTGCGCTTGATCAGAAACTCGCGTTGCTTCGCGGTTACCTGGATCTTTGCGTCCTTTTTGAGCTTCTTACCGCCGTGGGTGTGATCCTTCAGCAGGGTCACTTCAACGGTTGCCGGTGTTTCTTGCTTCGGGGTGCTCATGCGGTGCCTCCGATATAGTGGGTGGTTGTAAACACGTCGATCCAGAGCAAACGCTCCTGGTCGTAATCCATCACGTCGCCCTGCAGCCAGGCGATGGGTTGAAAGGGTTTTACCGGCACCCAGCCCTCCAGGGCCTCGCGCACCGATCCGATTAATGGGCTGATATCCTGCAACGCGGTTTTACCTGTGCGGCCCCGGTAATTGCGCCCGCAAATGATGACGCCGAAGGTGCAAAGCGCCTGGCGTTTTCCCCGGCGTCTGTCACCCGCAACAGAATCAGGTGAGTCTTTTGCTTTCTCACCGGCGAGCACCACATAAGCAGTCCCTGGGCGAATCGTTCGCAGGTCCTTAACCGCCGCATATTCCGCAGCACCCTCGACTGAATCGATACCCGCAACCTGGTCGCGTAAGCGCTGCTCAACGAGGGTGGTATCGAAGGGCTGGCTCATCAGAAGTCCCTCAGCGTGTCGCGGGTAAACTGCCGATCCGGCGCATCCCAATCGGCCAGGCCCGCACGGCTATTGGTCTTGGTGTCACCAGCTCCCAGGGAGAACTTGCCCTCTGCGACCTGCTGCAGCAGCTTCATGGCATCCCGGTAGTCGCGGACAATCGGATCGGTTGCGTCGGCGCTGATACGGTCTTTGTGCAGCAGATAGCGAGCGATCGCACGGGACCAGACCGTTACGATTCCGGGAACCGCACCAAAGGTGTCGATCAGCGGCAGATAGTCACGCAACACCAGATAGCCGTCGATCATTGCGTCCGCGTTGGCCACCGCATCATCAATTCGGCCCAGGGCATCGTCGGCAACAGCGATTTCATCCGCCGTCCAGGCTGAGCGATCAGCCCCGGTGAGCGTTGCCTGCATCAGGTCGTAATCGACCAGCTGCTCATGCTCGGCAGTTGCGACTTGAGAAAGCTCACGCGCGCCGGGGATGTCGGCAAGCTGTTCGTGGGTGACGTAGCTCATGCGCTCACCTTCGCTTGTTCAGCCTTGATGGCCTCAACCAGATCCGCTTTGAGCAGCTTGTAGTAGCCATCGATCTCTTTGTCTTTGGCGATCGCTTCCAGGTCTTTCACCAGCAGGTCTTCAAGGGGGACGGATTCGCCGTTCACAGTTGCAAACCCAATCTGGACGGCATCGCTTACTGGCTCTTCCGGTGGCGTTTCCGGCGTGGGCGGTTCTTCCTGTCCGGCTTCACCGGCTTGGGGCGCTTGCTGATCCGGTACGTCTGAACCGGCGGTTCCGTCGTCAGAGACGGAGGGCGGTACGTTGTCATTGGTTGTCTCGCTGATGAGTACCAGGGCACCACTTTTAATGAGCGGCGCAGCATCGTCGGCAGTCGCTTCCAGCGAACCGCTCTTGCGGATCTCGCCTTCCCACTTAACCGGGCGCTCAATGCGGTAACTGTTCATCGCTTGTCCTCAAACCTTGGGCCTATCCCTGGCCCGTTGCTTCCCTGGTGGTTTGCCGCGACTACTTAACTGCGGCCTCTCTTCGCGCTGTATTAGCCGACACCCTGGAGCAGGTAACCGGCGGTCATACCGCTGAGCACTGGCGAGCGCTCATAGGTCACCGGGTAAATCCAGCTTTTGGCGTTCTGGTCGTAATAGGCCTTTTCAACGAGGGGATGCCCTTCCATGGTGTAGGTGTATCCGTAGCTCGGCTCCTCCATATTCGGATCCGGCGACGTGGGTACGTAGGCCAACACCGCATCGCCCCCCCAGACATCGGAGAAAGCCCCCGCCGAGTCAGCCGTAATTGCACGGCCCACTACGACGCGTTCGACATCAAACAGCTGCGCCAGCATCGCGACGGTCACTGAATCCGCAGAGGTATACTTAAAATTCTCCTTCACTTTGGCGTTAAACCGGGCCGCCGCGTACGCCTTGGCGGACAGGCACAAGGTGTTGGCAACCATGCCCGTGGTCTCGCGAATGGCTTCCTGTCCAGTGCTTACATCGGTCACTGGGTTGTTGGCGTCATCGGTCCATTTAGCGGCCGACATATCCGCCTTGTGATCCGCGTCATAGTTGGCGGCATTGCGTGCGATCGACGCCTGTTCGCGCTCAAGCGCAAGGCTGGCGATATTCATGGCGTTACTGGTCGCCCGACGTCCCATGTCGATGCCAGGCATGACATTGGCATCACGCAGATGCTCGCGTGGCACTACGCCTTCTAGCGCGTCTTGTACCAGTGCGTAGGGCTTGCCGAGGTAACCAAAGGTTACGCGCTTGGTACCAGAGCCTGGCGTACGGCGAATGTTGTACTGCATGAACGACTCTTTGCCGAACTCCAGAACCTGACCGCCTGCAATAGCAACCGGCACGCGCGGGAACAGCGCCATACCGACATGTTCCTGGTGACGATAGCCATTGGCATGCGTGGTAAGGATCGGATCAATCACCCGAACCTGGCTGTTATTCATCTGACTCATGGTGGATCTCCTTTATGGATTCAGGTCGGGTTAGTTGGCGATCAGCAGCACTTCGAACGGCTCACCATCGGCAGCGTCTTCCAGTGCGCGGGCAACGGTGACGCCTGCGCTCTGAACGGTGGCTGCTCCGGCTGTGCCAACCTCCAGCTCATCGCCATCGCTGACTGCACCATCGGCAACAACAACCGCCGTGCCGATCACATCAACCAGCATCTCTTCGCCGTCGGCCGCTTTGGTGCGGGCAACGCCGAGGGTGTTGCCGGCGGCGGTGGCCACGGCGTTGGTGGGGCTGACAAAACGCTGGGCCGTGACCGCACCGCTGGCGGTACGGGTGAGGCCAAGCAGAGAGATAAATTGAGAACTCATGGTGGTGCTCCTTTAGCTAACTGCGGCCAGCGCAGTGTTGTAGTCACAATCGTTCTTGCGGGCGTACGCCTGGGCCTTGTTGTGAAGCGCCAGACGCTCCTGATCGACGGTGTACCCGCTGGGCGCGGCGAAGCTTGCAGAGTGCTCTTCGTCGGTATCCTCCTGGGCGCTGTGCTCGCTAAAGCTGACTTGCTCGGGCAAGCGATCCAGGAACTCACGGAACCAGGTTGCGCTCGGCTTCTTGATGGTCTGATCACCGTCGGCAAACTCCACAACCTCGGCATCGTTCAGGCCGTCCATAAAGGCGACCAGCCCGTCACGGTCTCGCGGCAGCACCTTACCGGCGTCGATCACCTGATCCGCAAAGGAGGCGATCTCATCGGCACGCTGTTTGGCTTCCTGCTCCTGGAGGCGCTGCTCGCGTTCTGCGATCTGTGCCTCACGGGCCTGCAACGTCGTTTCACGCTCTGCAAAGTCAGCGGTCTTTTTGGGATCCATCGTTTCGTCCTCCTCGATCGAATCGGAATATTCAGCCAAGGGCCGCTCGATGCGCTCCTCAGCCTCGCGGGTTTCTTCCTCGTAGGAAGTGATCAGCCAGTCAGGGATCACCTTGTCGGCTACCTCGGTATTGCGGTCCTCAATCAGGAACTCCCGCAAACCACGAAACATCCGGGTAATCGCCCAGGCGCCGGAGGTGCCCGGTGCAGCAAACTCGACGGTGACGATTTCGGACGCGTCGGTATCGGCAAAACTGGCGGCTTTGAGCCCCTTAACCGCCGGAGCTTTGGCTCCCAGAAATCCAACATGGCGGATGTACCAGACACCCGGCTTGGGGTTGCTGGGTGACTGAGGATGGAAAAAGGAGGTGCTGATACGGGGAAAGCGCTTCTTGTTCACCATCTCCGCAAACTCGGCATCCACATGCTCGGGCTCGGCGGTAATCAGGTTGCCATCGGTATCAACCGACTTGAGCCAGCCATAGGCCGGATCGTTCAGTTTGGGGTGACCGACAACCAGGGGGGCAGCAAACAGAGCAGGATCGTAAGCGGCAACGGATGCTTTTAGATCCTCCTCGGTAAACTCCAGGCGCTGGCCGTTCATGTCGGTATGCGTCCCGGCTTTGAAAATTTCGAGTGCACTCACATGACTGCTCCGGTTCGTTTGGGTCTCAAATGGGCCTGGCGATATGCCAATGAGGTCAGCTTATGAGGTGAGCGCGGCGCAGTAATTTGAACGGGGGCAAAACTTGAAATCGGGGTGTTGATGAGGAAAAGCGGGAAGTCTGGGTGTCGCGTAGGCGTAAAGACTTTTTATAAAAGCTTTATCGGCCTCTCAGGCGGTTTTTCAGGGGCGGGTGACAGGCGTTGTAGCGGCCAGCCCCTCTCAGGGGCTTACAGAGGCGCTCAGAGCCTCGGGCTATTTAGCGGGCAGAAACCGCTTTAGCGAGGTAGTCGCGGGCAAGACCGACCAGGTAGTTCTCATCGGCCTCGCTGGTACCCAGCCAAGGGCGTGCATGAATGGTCGTGTTGTGGGCCCCGATCGTTACGCCTTGGGCAAAGTCACTGCGCCGCTTACTCACAAATCGGTTTCCAACCGATCCATCCCGGTTGCGTTTGAAATAGGCATTCTGAGAACGAGCCGCATGCTGAATCTCAGCACCGTACTGGTGAACCGCGCCATAGATTCGATCGGTACCAAAGGCCAAACCTTCATCATCGACCACTCCACGTAGCGTGTTGGCCAGGTAGCCGCGCAAAGTCAGGATCTTGTTGCCGTTCTGCTTCTTGCGCTTCTGATAACGTGGGGATAACGGTGCCCAGGGTGTACCGTCTGGAGCTTTCTGGTCTTTAAAGCGCTGGCGATGCACACGATGCAGGTGCTCACGCATATTGACCAGCAGCGGCTTGGGATTATCCAGCGCCTGTATTCCCGCCTTCAGTACATTGCGGACTTGGGTATCATTCAGTTCAAAGTTTATACGCGCACCGGCCATCATTTTCTCCTATAATCGGGGTAACCGCGATGGATACGCCCCCGGCAATTGGGCCGCCAAACATCGCGGGGCCGCAGGTGCCGGCCTGCGGTCACTCCTCACTTCTGCTGTATAGCCTCACACCGACACGCATATCTTCGATGTCATGCGCATCAGGCTGGAAAACGGTGATTCCACTCCACCCATCGGCCGCAATCTCGAATACCGCCAATGCGGGCAAAACCTGATCAGGCAGACTGAACTGCGCAAGGTAACGGCGGCGAACCATGGCTTTCTTCTGACTGTGGTGCCACTCCAGGCGTACCCAGATCTCATCCGGATCAATCACGGCTTGAGCCAATAACGGCAAGTAACGACCACGGCCACGCTTGTCCGCTTTCAAGGTGCCTGAGCGGCGGTCCATGAAAAGCTCTTTCCCCATGACCAGGCGTTCATCAATCACATCACGAAAGATTGCAGGCTTATCCAAATCAGCGCCAAAGGGCTGCAGGAAGGTGCGTGCATACTCCTCTTGCGTAAGCCCCTCAGACAGCAGCTGGTCTGGACTGGCCGGGCGTGGTTCAGGCAGGGGTGCATTCGGGCGGGTATTGGGCAGACCCTGGCCACCAGCCGAGCCGGTTATCGGAGGCTCAGGGCGTTCAGGGGGGATAGCACTCTGCAGGCGCGCACGACCAGGTGTGTATTCAAAGCCGGGATCGATCCCCTCCGGCACCCGCACCGTACGGGGGCCGCTGGGGCTGCGCTGGCCGATGGTGACCGTCTGCCAGTTTTCGGCCGGCGCGGTACCGAGTTTGAGCTGCTGCCGCTGCATATCGAATTCAGACAGGCCCGTTACATAGCACTGGCAGCCCCAGCCGCCAGGCGGGAAATGTGCGATCCACCAGTTGTGATCGGCCCGCAGGATCAGGCCATCCCACGCCAGGTGATGTTCACGCGGGTGGGTGACGGAGTCGTTGTGGTTGTACTGCCAGTACGGCAGTGCGTCCCGGTCTTCCCAGAGCTGCTCGAACCGGCCCGCGTTGTAACTGCTGAACAGGTTGGTCTCGTAGATAACGCGTGATCGCCAGCCGCGCCCGCCGTTATAGTCCCAGCCGTGTTTTGAAACGATGTTGTCGAAATCCTTGCGAAACTCTTCCAGGGTGATGCCGTCCTCCACCATCTTGATGATCGACGTGTGAAAGTCCTCAACGATCGCATTGCGGTTGGCACCGGCCACGACAAAGCCCCAGTCATGCTCATGGGTGCGTATGTCGGTCCAGTGCCGGGTTGGGATCGCCAGCTTCTGCCGGATGAAATCGATCTGCTGAGGAAACGGCACCGACCCATAAGAGACGCTGGGCATTAGCGTTGCTCCTCTTTGACCTCATTGCGACCGGCGAGGAACGCGGCGGATCCGGCCTGAGCCATGGCGGCTGCGTACTGGTCCAATGTCATGGCCGGGTAGGTTTCCAGGAGCCGATCGCGCAGCTCTTCCAGGGTGTCCACCTGGTTGGCCAACTCGCGTACCTGGTTAATCCACGCGCTGACGTTGGGCTCAACGGATTGTCGGGCCTGCTCCATCATCTGTAGCGGTGGCTGGCCTATAGCCTCCGCAAAGCTTGCTGGCACATCCGGCGCGTCCTGAGTACCAGACTCAACCGGTACCGGCTGAACACCTGGCTTCACAGGCGGGGCAGGATCGGGTTGTTTCTCTTCCCAGCCCTCACCGTAGTTCTCGGTGATATAGCCCAGCTTAGGCTTGAAGTAGCCCATATCCACAATCGTCTTATCACGCTCGGCACGCTCGTTCAGATCCTCATCCGGCGTGACCTTGCGATAGACGCGCGGTACCGCCGCACCGGGAAAGTTCCACTCGGTCAGCCAGCGGGCGATCGTGCGGTTGAACGACTCGCAGACCAGATCCGCATCGGCCTTCACCAGATCCTCACGCACATCGCCCTGCAGGTCGTCATTGCCGAGCCGGCCCGGCGTGCCTTCGGAGCTGGCCACTTGCCCCATTACCACCTTGGCAATCGCCCGGTCCATCCGGTCGACCAGGGAAACGTAATCGGCGGAGCCGCTGCGGGCGGCCTCCAGCAGCTCGATCTCCATACCCTGGGGCACGATGATGCCGGAGTCGGTATTGATGGCCGACAGCGCCTGCAGCAGCCGGGTCTTCTCATCCGGCAGCGCGGTACTTGGGTAACTACCTTTCGCCGTTGGCTGGCCGAACTTCTCAAGGAAGATCATCCAGAACTTGATGCCGTTGCGCTTGAACAGCACCGGCCAATAGAGCCAGTGGGCCAAGCCCAGTCCATAGGGCTCGTCGTCATGGTCCGCGCCGGTGCTGAACGCCCAGAACTTACGGTCTGGCAGTAGCTCGCCTTGCGGGTTGCTGTAGGTCTTCATGCGCAGGCGCATGGCCCCATCCCAGCCGAAGCGTTGGCGATCGCGCACCTTGATGGCATCCAGGGTGATAAAGCGGCCGTCGCGGGCGTACATCGCTTCTGCGGCTGCAAAGCCGTAGAACACGCCATACATCATCTTGCCGGTAACGCGGTCCCAACCGATGTGGTGGAGCTGCTCGGTCAGGAAGTCCGCAGCGGCTTTGTCGCGCTTCGTTTTGCCGCCTGGATCAACACCCCATTCTTTACTGGTGATCGCCAGTTGCCGTTGCTGAAATACGCCTGCGACCTGGTCGTCGCGCAGCACCTGGCGATAGATCTCGTAATCGCCTGCGCCGCGCAACTGCAGGATGGAATCAGAACTGGGCTGGATCTGCATCGGATCCACATAGCCACGTGTGATATCGCGGCCATCAAACGTGGTCGCGACTTCGCGCATCTCCGGGCGACTGGATCGGCGTGTTTCATCGGCGAAGCTGGCCGGGATATAGAGCCCGCTTAATGTCTGCTGCATATTCAGAACCCTCCGAAGTCGTTACCGCCACCGACCGTGCCAAAGCCGGTATCGGTGACGACAGCGCCACGGTTGTAGTGGTCATCGCTCATGGAAGTGCGGCGGCCTGTGGATTGGAATTCCATCTCGACGATCTCTTGCTCACTGGCGGCATGGGCTAATACGCAGCCCATGGCGCTATCCCCGTGACGCTCTCCTTTACCGTCGGTTTTCCCTTCAGGGAGGCGAGCAACACCACGCACGAGCTTGAAGGCGCGGTGGTCTTCGAGGACGTCGTCATGTTTCGGGATCAGGATCGTCCGGTCTTCGAAACGGGCCTTGTAGCGGGGCATCTGCTCCCGGTACCAGGATTCCGTTGGCATCACCCGTTCTACCTGGGAGCCCCAGTAATCCCACGCGGCTTCGCCGATTGAGGAGCCGTTGCCTCGGCTATCGATTGCCACACCGCAACGACGTGGCAAGCCATCACCGACAGCAAACAGCACTTGCTCCTGCTGCTTGAACGGGACGTTATGCAACTCCACAATGAACGGAACGCGGCGGCGCAGATCCAGGCCGATTTCCATGGGAACGATGTCGGACATATCACCGGAGCGAGCGAAGTCCATACCCAGTGCATGACGGCGCTCGGGATCGAGCTTATCGAGCAGGGGGCGCACTTCATCACGGATCCAGTCTTCCATGATGGAGGTGCGCATCGGCAGCGGCATCTGGTTGAACTCGCGGGAGCCGTTGAATCTGAGCACCGGCGCTTGATACATACAGGCTTCGATTTGCGCACGGGTCAGGTAGGATCCGCCGCCCAAGGCGGGCACACAGAACAGCTCTTCGTCCTCGTTCGGTTTGTAACGGTTGATAAGCTGCTGACGCCAGTGTTTCTCGCCGTCTGCCGTCCATTCCCGCCCAGTCACCGCACAGATACGGCGATAAAAGCCATCTTCCAGGGCGTCATCCAGGGTGACGCGGTGTAAAGAAAAGTCGTAGCGCCCGGCCCTGATATCGTTGATCAGTGTATTGAACGGGTTGTCCTCACCGTTGTGGGTACTGATGATCCGAATCTGACCGCCCCAGATGGTCATCGCCATAGCGGCCTTGAGCAGCTCGGCGATATCGTCAACGAACGCCGCTTCATCGATCACCAGCCGCTCACCGGGACGGCCCTTGCTTCGCAGGTTGCGCGGGTTGCTAGTAAACGCCTGGATGACATTGCCGGAGTCAAACTTAATGGTGTAGGTAAGAATCTGTTTGTCATCCTGCTCGATAACAGACTCTTCGATCTGGCCAGCCGCTGCTTGGAACGCCTTCGCCCAGCCCGCACAGTCCTGGATAAAGCCGGATGTCATCTCTTTGTTGTAAGAGATGTAGTAGACGTTTGCCCCGGCGCTGGAGGCTGCATAAAGAACATCATCAGCGGCCTCCGAATAGGACAGACCGATACGGCGGCTTTTCTCGATCACCTTGACCGGACTTGTATCCTGGACCCAACGCTGTTGGTAGCCCAGCAGGATCGCGAAGTCGGAATCCAACCGCTCTTTTTGCTCTCCAGTAAGAGGCTGATCGCTCACTGCATACCCTCCATAATGGCGGCTCGCAATGCGGCAACACCATCACTAGACAGGCCTTGGCTCTTCGCCGCTTGCTCTGCACTGGCCGCAGCATCCTCCAGGGCCTGTTTCCGCGCCCGCGCTTCAATATCTTCCTGGTACTTCTTCAGCGTGACGCTGGAGCGCGTGAGGGTGGCAATATTCTTTGCCGCCTCCGATAACAGGCCGATCCGCTCACTGATATCGATATCCTCGTCATCCGCTTCCTGGAGCATCATCAGCGAGTCAAACAGGCCGGTCTGGATCATGGAGGTGAGCGCTTCAGATCGCGCATCCTCACGGTCTGCGGTGTGTTCTCGGATGATCTTCGCGGCCTCCGTAGAGGCACGGATCGCGGCCAGGCGTTTCTCAAGCTTCTGGCCGTAGCGGCCAACAGCTGAACGGCTGGGCAGCTCACCGGCTTTTGCTTCATCCGGGAATTCAGACTGCAGGTCCGCAATCAGCTCATCCAGTGTCATGCGGCCTTCGGCCAGGTGCTTCTCGATGCGTTGGCGGATCTCTACGCGCAGCCTGGCAACGGATGAGCGACTGGATGCGAGAACTGGAGCGATTTCGTCCATATCGTCACTCATAGGCTCACCAGTACTTCTCAGGTCGTGCAATACCAGGGCGACACTCGACGGTGTATTCGGCGATATCGGTACCCAGGGCCGTCAGTTCGCAGTGCCAGCGGCCATCCGGCTTTTTATCGACGTCGATCATCTTGCGATCGCCCAGGTAATCGATCTCCCGACGGAGCTCCTGGGGCGTTGCGTCCGGGTATTCGCTCTGTACAACGGAAAGCACCAGGCCTTCATACGCCCCGATCGGGCGGGCATTGTTCAGCGTCAGCAGGATGTACCACCGCATCGACTCGCGGCGTACACGTTCCATATCAATTGGCATCGTATCCTCCTCGCAGCTGGGCGCGCTGCAGGCCGCCCGCCAAACTATCGATCTTTGCTTCCAAACGGCTCTGGCCCCGGATGTAGTCCTCACTGCGGACATACTTTTCGGGCAATTCCGCACGCAGTTTCATCAGATCGCGCTCCACCTGAGTAACGGCTTGGTTGTTCAGTAGCTCACCTTCCTCGATCTTGGCCAATCGTTGGTTAAGCGCGTCGAACTTGCTATCGAGCTGCTGTGTAAACAGCTTCCCTACATACTTCGCAACCGCCCAATACCCGCCAATCAACGTCAAGATGATCGCCACCAGCGACAGCACGTCCCTAAGTTCCATTTGCACCGCGGCCTCCTTGTAGTTTCCGTATCAGTTCAAACAAACGGCCACCGCAGATGCCGTATTGGTCATAAAGCTCTTTCAGTGCCACCGCTGCAGCGCTGTCGCTGTTATCCGCCGGGCTCACCGGCACCGGGCACGGCACCATCAAGTCCGCCGGTAACGGCTCTGGCAGCCCGTTCTCGGGCGGCATCGAGCTCGCGCATGACGCGGTCATCAAAGCGGCACTCGCTACGCATAGCAGCCGTTTCATCGAGCAGCTCCTTCAGGGTTTTGGTGGTTTTACGGTCCTGGCTCTGGCGGTCCGCCAACAAGCCCTTTACCCGCTGGCTGGCCTTGTTCGACTCAGTTACCAGGGTGCGATGCTGTTCAATCAGTGCATTCAGATCAGTCACGGCCTGCTCATCGGTTGCCGCTTGGGCCTGGAGTGAGCCATCGGCATGGCCTTTCCAGTAGCCCGCAGCACTGCCCAACATCAAGGCAAGGGACGCAACAGCAATAAGACGGGCGATCACAGCGTGACTCCTTCGCACATGCCAGGGCCCCATCCGGCAGCGGCATAGAGCGGCTCCCACCGTAAGAGGATCAGGCGCACATAGAGGCGGTTCTCCCTCCGCGCCCAATCCGCTCGCTGGGTATATTTCTCAACTGCGTTGAACCACTTGGCAGGATCGGCCCCCGAAGCCGACGCCAGGCGTTCGTCACGGCCTACCCAGCCGATACCGCCGTTATAAGCGCTGGCCATTTTGGCGGCCTGATTGCACTGATCCACAGCATCCACCCTCGCAAACAGCCAACGGTCGTAGATAACCAGGGCGCGCAGTGCCCAGCCGGGATTCAAAGGCTGGTGATCACCCAGCTCATCGGGGTAGATCTTGGCGATCCATTCCGAGGTTGAGGGCATAAACTGCGTCATCCCTTGCGCGCCTACCGGAGAGACCGCATCCGGCATCCAGCGCGACTCCTGATGCACCTGGGCGGCAAAGGTGGCGATCGGCGCATCCAGCCCCCAATGGGCGTGTGCACTGCGCACCAACAGACTGCGGTACTTGTTGGCTGCCGCCGGTATCCCGGCAGAGTGCGCGGGTGCGCAGGCCACAAAGCCGAAGAGCACAACCAGGAGCAGGATCAGGAAGCCATCAAATGACGGTGTGGTTACTCGGCGCATGACTACAGCCCCAACGTCAGACCGAGGACACAGGCGAGCACGATTAAGGCGCGGCGAAGGGTGGCGATACTGGCGGACCAACGATAGCCAGCCTCCTGCGCCCGGTCGCGTTTAAGATCGCCATCCTGGTAATGGTCGGCCTCACCGAACAGCACGTGGGGCCGTGCATAAGGAAACAGCGTACGGTCCAGCCAATACGCCAGCACCGCCGCAATGGTGACCAGGGCGATCTTGTAGAGCACCACCGGCAGTTGATGGGGGCTTACCCAAGCAATAGCCGCCAACAGCGCGATACTGACCAGCAGCCAGACGATCAGGCGGGGGATGGCTATCCGAGGGATAGTGATCCGAGGGATGGTGATCCGAGGGATGGTGATTTTGGCGAAGAGCTTGCGCAACATGTCGGCGTCCTCTGACTGTGAGTGAGTACAGTCAGAATGACGCCGATTAGGTGGGGAGTAATTTGAACGGGGGCAAAATCAATTAAGGAGATTAGAAGGCAAACTTCCGGACATAAACAAACCGGAGCCCAGTATGCAAACAGCAATTTACAAACAACATCACCAGGAAGCGTTTTCAGCTGCCACCGCTATGAATGAGGCGGATTTGCGTCGGGTGAGTAACCTGCTCGATCGACTACTGCAAACGGGAGCTTCATTTGCTGAAGCAAATATAGAACTGCAGCGCCTGTTCTTGCCGACCGTGGCAGACGATCAGGAATTGGCATCAGGGAGTTACCAGCCAGCTCGTTAGCCAACGCCACTTGGATCGCCTGTTGGTGTCGCTCCAAAATCACACGCCACACCTCAATGCTAACAGGCGGCCACTTTCCCTTAAAAACAAAGTGCTGCTGTGCCAAATCAGCCTTTCCTTCGAAGCGCGCTTCATAGGGCAAGGCCACGAAGTCACGATAACGATTTCTAAAGTCATTATTTAACGGCCAAAGAGCCTCAACTACATCCCATCCTGATAACTGTTTTGGTGCACTGTTTTTCCAGTCTGGACCGATGACTTGAGAAAAATATTCAAACAGTAAATTTTGATCCACCGATTCAACCCTCCCTGTGTTCTTATCTATAATTCCTAACCTCGCTGAAAAACGTATCGCGTAGTCCAGCTGCATTTGCAGCGCAGGTGGCCACATGGCGGCATCTGTCGCATCAGCTCTGAAGTCGGCTTAAACGTATCCCCATCACGACGCCCGCAAGGCGCTAGATCTGGACCTCCTATATCCAAAGAGACCTCAATCAAGCTATCCGGTGCCCCCTTTAAGGCCACCCGGATTTCACCACGGCGCATAAGTTTGTGAGCCGAAAAGATCAGCCAGGAAACGAGTGTATCGAGAATATCCCGGGCATTTGGATCAATGCCTTCTGAAACCAGCAACTCCCTGCAACGGGGCCAATCCCATTCTTCGTTACCAAGCACCGTTTCAAGGCGTTTTATCCAAACCCGATGCTCGGCCGACTCATTATGGAGCGACACAACTTCTTCCAGAAGCTTGCGTTTGGTTGATTCAGATAACTGCATCTCCCGAGCCGCCTGCTCCATTGGGACTCGCACAAATACATCAGGGATGGCGGGTAAGTTGAAGCTCATATTACCTCCTTAGATCAGCCACAGTGCAACGCCTACATCCATCTGGCGCTGTAAAACTCAAGCTCAATTTCACTACTGAGCAAATAGCCAAACGACACCACCGCAAACAACCAGGGCCGCTATGCCTGCTGTTGCAAAGTATCGTTAAAGCTACAGGTCACGACTCATACCAGCCATCCCAATAGACGCCTTTAGTACCGGTTTCCTTTTTTGTGCAGGCGAAGTTTCTTTTGGTGCCTCGCAGATAACCCGTCACGTTGTCCGGCTCGTCTACGATCACATCCAGAGAGAAACCAGAGCTTGACTCAACGTTAGTCAGACAGCTTCTCAATGAGCGAAACTCACCACCCATCACCGTATTAGCCCCGCTCTCGCCCTTATTGCCGAACAGGACATAAAGCGCAAAGACCACAAAGCCCAGCATCAGAATTACACGAATCATATTCCCTCCTTAGATCAATCAAAGCGCAGCACCGACATCCTCCTGACGCCACTCGTACCCAAATGCGTCGACGCATTTGAACCAAAACGGCAAGCGCCTGCCGTTTTGGCGGCTCAATTTTGAGCCGTCACCAGCCAACACTCCACCCACTACCCCGGCCAACGCATTCTGAGCAACTGCCACAGCAGCAGCACCGCCTCCGGCGTTAGCACCAAATGGCAGTGATAGTCACCGCCCACCACAAAATTGTTGTCTCCCTCCACGCGGATATCCATCTACAACTCCCTTGCTACTTCTCATAGTAATCCTTGCCCGCTACGCGGTTGCCTTTGCCTTTGACCGATATCGAGGTGTCGCCGCGCGTATCGGCAGTACTGCCTGCTGTCAACGCGCCTAGTACAGCAGCTTTAACCTGCAAAGAGGCGGTGCGGAACAAAGCAAGCAACTCCTGCTCATCGCGGTGCAGCGGTTCCTGCACCAGCCCAGCCAAAGCCGACCCATCACCCAGCTCTGCCGCATGCAGGATCTGCTGCAATAATCGACGCTGCTCCTCACTCAATTCGGGTAGGTTTGCCTTTTGTGTCGCTGTCGATACCGCATCCAGCCGGCGATGAAGCTCAACCTCATTATCCGGTTGAAACATCGAACCTTCGCCGGTTGCCAACCAGTCACCCCGAATGTGCAACTTCTTAACCAGCACTTCAGCTTCTTCTCTTGAAAACTTCTTAGCCTCTCCGCCAGCCAAGCGCTTTACGCGCTGGAGCGGCACACCGAGCAATTCGGCAAGCTCTTTCTGTTTAAGACCGCATTCCTTCAGGATTTTTTTTGTTAGTACGGAAATCATACTTTCCTTGACGGGTACGAAAAACGTACCTATTATTGATTTAATAAACACCAAACATCATTTACAGAGAACGAGGCATAGCAAAGCCATGACTAAGCGCAAAGTACTCACTCCCGATGAAGTCAAAGCCCAGCTACAGGATCAGGGCATCACTATCACTCAGTGGGCTAAAGACCACGGCTACACCCGCAACGCTGTCTATCGCGTTTTGAACGGGTTCGATAAAGCCAAGTACGGCAAAGCTCACGAGATCGCCGTAAAGCTGGGGCTCAAAGCCCAACCCCAGCCTGATCACGCTGCCGCGTAAACGAACCCGCTACCAGGAGCCATGCCATGCCTAACCGTCCTTTCCATCAACAAATCCGGTCGTTTGCCGTAGAGGAGCTACGTTCGATAGCTCGTGCTGCCGGATTGCATCGGCTTTCTCATGGGGAGCGCGAAGGAGCACTCCGTTCAGCAATTCAAGCGCATCTCGCTCAACGGCAATCGTCATCGGATTCTGACCGGGAAGTTCGATGAGCGCGTTAATGTCGCCCATCAGCTCCGGCAAGTCGATTGCCTGCTGGTCCGATAGCCGCTTAACCAGCGTGCCAAATAGGTTATGCAGGCCAGCAAAAGCGGCAGCAAGCTCTTCACGGTCGACAGGGGTTGATTCACTCATGCGCCCATCCTCGATTGTAAATGTACCGAAGAGCCTAGCGAAGTTGAAACAATTTTACCTATAGCAAAATCAGGGTTTTTTCAGCAGGCCTGAAAAAAGAGAAGAGAGGACGCCATCCAATGACACGCAGAAATTGGAAGAGCTGGGTACCGAGGTCACCTGTCGAGGCCATGGAAGGTGTCGTTGAGCTGGCCTTTATCAAAGACAGCAGCCGGGTAATCAAACGAATCGCCTGCGAGTTTATTGGGCAGCACGACGCGGGGCCTCTCTACAAGTGGATGAGTAATGGACGGCTGCCGCTCTGCCTGATCCTGCCATTTGAAAAGGCCTGTGGTGTGCCGTTGATCACCCGCTACCTGGCCGCCGCCAACGGCAAGATGCTGGTTGATATCCCCACGGGCCGCAACTGTAAGGCCAAAGATGTTCAGCAGCTGCAAACCGTTCTGAACGATTCCGTAGGGGCTCTGCTGGCGTTCAGCGCCGGCGATCAGGACGCCGACGAAACCCTGGACTCTTTGCGCGCAGGCCTGGAGTCACTGGCCTGGCACCACGGCAATGTGCAGCAGCACGCACAACCTCAACTGGAGTTTTAACCATGGCTACCCAATCTGCACCTGCATCACAGAACGCCCCAGGTGTTCACAAAAAAACCTACCACTGCAGCTGGTGTGGCGCTGAGCGCGCCCTGGAAGAGCTGAACGGTGTGGACATACTGACCGGCGATGACAGCCACGCCAACTGCGCCCAGCTTGTGCGTTGCGATTCGCCCGAAGCGCAGCGCATTTTCAACGACCTGATCTCCTGCGGCTTGGACATTCTGGAGGCTCGCCCATGAGTACAGCTGACCAGACCCGTATCAGCGCCAGTGGCGCCAAGTGCCTCAGGGTGCTGTTCGCCCTAAGTGGCCATAGCCTGACCGGGCTGAGTAACAGTGAGTTGAGCAAGGCGCTGAACGAGAGCCCGGCCACCATCAACCGCTGCCTGAACACGCTGATTGCGGAAGGTGCGGCCATCAAGCTGGATTCAGGCCGCTTTGCGCCCAGCATCCGGGTGCTGCAGATGGCCACCCGCCATGCTCAGGAGTTCAGCAAGGCCCGCGCCCGTATGGACGAAATCGATCAGCGCCTGATGGCCGGCGCGAATCTGTAAAAGGAGCGATAGATGTCACGCACACCGGAAATTATCGAGGCACCCACGGAAGATCAGGTGGATTGGGTTGGCGGCGCAATGAGTCAGGCCGCTAAACATTCCACTGAAATTATGGAGCAGTTTGGTGACGGCGAGCCCTATGAGCGCAGGCGAATAATCAAGGAATTCAGGTTCTACATGGCTCAGGGCGCTGAAGCCATGTTTGAAATGGGCAAGCGGCTGATTCTTCTGAAAGAGAACGAGCCTCATGGGGAGTTCACAGAAATCGTCGAGAACCAGTTTGGCATGAGCCCCAGGACCGTGCGGGTCATGATGCAAGCCACGATCAAATACTCATCGCCCAAGCTGGAGCCAAAACGGCAAGCGCTTGCCGTTTTGGGTAAAACAAAATTGTTCGAGCTGATGGTGGCGGATGATGAGGAGCTAGTTGAGCTTGACGAGGGCGGCACCGTCGCTGGTCTGACTCTCGATGACATCGACCGTATGACTTCCCGCGAACTCCGCCGCGCCCTCCGAGACGCCCGCGAAAACGCCGATGCCAAGGGCAAGGTGCTGGCGGATAAGAACACCAAGATCGATGAGCTGGATGCGGAGCTGACCGCGCTGAAAAACCGTCGCGCCAAGGCGGAAGTGGAGACGCTACCGCCCGACGAGGTCGCCGCCGATCTGATGCAGCAGGCCACCCGTTTTACCCATGAGGCCTTGGGCGTGATCAACGGCATGATGCTGCCGGCGTTTCGCGCCATCGATAGCCACGATCAGACCCACGGCAGCCGCCATAACGTGATGATGGCGGGGCTGGTGGCTCAGCTGGAGGTGCGCCTGAATGAAATCCGCGCCGACTTCGACCTGCCGCGCCACCTGGATGGCGACAGCACCCCGGACTGGCTGCGTGACGACGCTGACCAGGTGGTGGCCGCGGCCATCCGCCAGGCTGAGGAGCGCTGATCATGAGCGCGCTGACTGAACAACTGGTGATGATTGCCCAGCAGGCGCGCGAGCTGCCCCACGGTCAGAAAACGCCCTTCTATGACCGCTGGGCCCGGCAGCTGTGTATGTCCCGCGCCACGTTACTAAAAAAACTCAAAGGTGTTGCCATGAGCAATTCACGCAAACGTCGCTCTGATGCCGGGCAGTGTGCCCTGGAGCTGAGCGAAGCCCGGCTGATCTCTGCGGTGCTGATGGAAATGATACGCCGCAACAATAAACGCAACGGCACGATCAAGGCGGTGGTTAAGTTGCTGCGCGAAGACGGCAAGATCCGCGCTGAGAAGTTCGATAAAAGCACCGGCGAACTAACACCGCTCAGTGATGATGCGATCGCCCGCGCTTTACGCAACTATCGCCTGCATCCCGACCAGTTGCTGGCCCCACCACCAGCGATCGCACAGCGCAGTGCTCACCCGAACCATGTATGGCAGGTGGATGCGTCGATCAGCGCCCAGTTCTATATGGATGTTCACGGTTCTGAGGCGATCGACCCGGCCCAGTATTACGACGGCAAGCCGGAGAACCTGAAGAAGATCGAACGCAAACGCCTGTGGCGCTACGTGATCACCGACCACACCAGCGGCACCCTTTACCTGGAGTACGTGCTGGGTGCGGAGAGCGCCGAGAATCTGATTAACGTGTTTATCAACGCGATGCAGAAACAGCGCGAAGATCCGTTTCATGGTGTGCCGTTCATCCTGGTAACGGACCCCGGCGCGGCAATGAAGTCGGCCATGTTCCGCAATCTGTGCCGTTCGTTGAGTGTGGATCTGATCATCAACGAGGTGGGTAACGCCCGCGCCAAGGGCCAGGTGGAGCAGGCCCACGACATGGTGGAAAAGCTGTTTGAGAGCCGTCTGGCGATTCAGAAGGCGAACAGCCTGGATGAGATTAATCAGCTGGCCTGGCGCTGGATGCGGCACTTTAACGCCACCGCCACCCATACCCGCACCGGCATGAGCCGCTATTCCAAATGGATGGAGATCCAGCCGGATCAGCTGCGCCTGGCGCCTGGCGGCGAGCTGTGCCGCGAGCTGGCGGTGAGCGACCCGGAAACCCGCGTGGTTGATAACTACGTCCAGATCTCTTTCCGTGGCAAGCAGTTTGATGTTTCCAGCGTGCCGGATATCGGTGTGGGCCAGGAGCTGATGGTGGTGCGCAACCCCTGGCGCGACGAAGACACCGCCCAGATCGTGCTGCGCGATGAGCACGGTCGCGAGATCTTTCATGTGGTTGAGGCGGTGGAGCGGGACGATCACGGTTTCAACGTGAATGCGGCCATGATCGGCAGCGAGTACAAGCGCCACGCAACCACGACAGGCGAGGAGCAGCGTCAGCAGCTGGAGCAGATCGCCACCGGTACCACCTCCATCGCCGAGGCCGAGGCCGCCCGCAAGGCGAAGCGCCGGGTGTTTGCCGATATCAACCCCCACGCGGATGTGGAGGCGTACAACCCCACCGACTTTATGCCTAAGCGCGGTACCGCACTGGATGTGCATACCCCTCGGCTGGTCACCAAGCCGCTGACCCATGTGGAGGCCGCCAAGCTGCTGCGTGATCGGCTGGGCAGCTGCTGGAAAGGTGCCGAGCACTTCGGCTGGCTAAAAGCGACCTATCCGGACGGCGTACCCAGTGAGGAGATCGATGCCATCGAGGCGCTGCTGCGTCAGCCGAAGGCCAATCTGAAACTGGTTGGGGGTGCGTGATGACGCTGAAGCTGAAAGCCGTACTGAAACAGCTGGGTAAACCCCAGGCGGATCTGGCCCGTGTGCTGGATCTGAGTGGCGGGACGATCGCCCAGCTGGTCAACCACAGCCAGTGGCCAAAGTCGCTGGATCGCGATGCGCTGAAACAGAAGATCGAGATGTTTTTGGAGGAGAGCGGTGCCGACGCTAGCACCGTCAGCACCGCTTTTGAGCCTGAAGAGCCGCTACCAACCGCCCTTCAACACACTGCCATGTCCCAGGAGGACGAACCTATGTTACTACGCAAGCAACGCCTGACACCAGACGCCAAAAAGACCTTTGGCATTTACCGCGAGCCGTTCGATGAGCTGGCGTCGCCGGATGAGATGTGGATCAGCCCCGATATCCGATACGTGCGCGAATCAATGCTACAGACGGCGCGATACGGGGGCTTTATTGCCGTAGTCGGCCAGTCCGGCTCTGGCAAAAGCACGCTGCGCCGCGACCTGGCCCAGCGCATCCAGGATGAATCCCATCCGGTGATCCTGGTGGAGCCCTATACCGTGGAAGCGGAAGACTCCGACATCAAGGGTAAGCGCTTCAAGAGCAGCGATATCACCTCAGCGCTGCTGGCGGCCGTCGCGCCCACTGAAAAGCCGAAAATCAACCCTCAGGCCCGTTTCGCGCAGTTGCATCGGGCGCTGAAAGACAGCCATGCCGCCGGGTATCGCCACTGTGTGGTGATCGAAGAGGCACACTGCCTGCCGGTACCGACGCTGAAGCACCTGAAGCGCATCCTGGAGCTGGAGGTCGGTTTTACCAAACTGGTGTCGGTTATCCTGATCGGCCAGACCGAGCTGGGCGACAAGCTGAGCATCCACCGCATGGATGTACGTGAGGTTGTGCAGCGCTGCGAGCTGGTCACCCTCAACCCGATCGATCCCGGTGAGCTCAAAGAGTTTCTGACCTTCCGCTTTGGCAAGGCCGGCTGCCAGTCGGTTGAGTTCCTGAATGAATCGGCCATCCCTGCGCTGATTCACCGGCTGCAGCTGCCCGATCGCAAACGCGACACCCGTGTTTCTAACTTGTACCCCCTGGCTATTGGCAACCTGGTAACTGCGGCTATGAACTTGGCGGCTGAGCTGGGTCTGCCGGTTGTCGATGAAGAAGTCATTAATGGAGTTAGCTGACATGTCTTACGCATCAGATATGCAGAACCAGACCATCCTGGAGCAGCTGGCCAACACCCAGTTGGCCGTCAATATGTTGCAGTCGCTGGGCTTGTCAGTGCTGAGCATCGACAAGATCGGCGAGCGGCCCAGGATCAGGATCATCCCCGGTGTGGGTTGCAGGCAGCTGCGATCCGGCTGGACCCGGCGAACGATTATTGATGGCCGCAAGGCCGTTGAGAACGTGGCGTTTGTCTCTGGGTGCCACGTGTCATGGGAGGAACGGTCATGAGTCGATACGACTATTACGTCATTGATTTGGAAGCGACACGGAGCACCGGACGCGTGATGTTCTTCGGTAAGGGGCTGCGGAATCAGCTTACGCCTGAACCAGAGCAAGCCGCCGTTATTACCGAGGAGTTTGTGAACGGCAACACCGAGTTTTACGACAACGGTGATACCACTCGCGCCGTGCTGTGTAGCGCTGTCCGTGAGTACCGGGACAACCTGATGGAGCTGATCCATACCCGTCACCCTGAACCCGCAAAGGAGCTGATCGCATGAATACCCATACGCAAATGCCTCAGAAAATCCCCGAAGGGTTTCTGATGAATCACCGGGGCGACCTAGTGCGAGTCGAGAATATCAGCGAGCAGGACCAACTCCGTGACCAGGTTGTTTCAGGGTTGGTACCCGAGGCTGTTGAACTAAATGAACGACTTCTCGCTTTCAAGAAACGGGCGCTGTCCGATATCGATGACCTGATCGATATCGCTAAAGAGCGGATCGGCGTCCAGCTCGGCGGCAAGAAGGGCAACATTGAGATCCGCAGCTACGACGGGCGGTTCAAGGTTGTCCGAGCCTTCCGGGATCTCATCGCCTTTACCGAAGAGGTGGAGGCTGCCCGCCAGCTCATCGAGAACTGTATTGAGCGCTGGGGCAGCAGTGCGAGCACGATGCGGCATGCATTTGAGCAAGCATTCGGGCTGAAGGATGGCAAGGTCCGCACGTATCGACTGCTGGAAATGCTCAGCTGGAATATTCCAGACGATGAAGAGTGGGACGAAGCGATGCAGGTCCTGCGCGCAGCCATGCGTAACAGCGGCACGGCGGTTTATGTACGCATCTACGAGCGGATCGGCGAGAGCAACGAATATAAGCCGGTCGCTCTGGATCTGGCGAAGTTGTGAGGTGGGATATGGGCGTTGTTAACCCTGAAAAGCTCTCGATCGATATGGCCTTCCATGCGCGCATGACCAGCGGACAGGCTGAAGACGCTATCCGCGTATTCGGCGAACTGGTGACCCGAGCTGTTGCCGATGGCCATACGGTTGAACTGCCAGCCTTCGGAAAGTTTGAACTCGGCAAGCGCGGCAACGGCGAGCCCGCTCTTCGATTCGTCCAATCAAATAGCGTACGGAAGGCGCTTAAATCATGAGCATCAAGATACCCGTTACAGAAGACGAGGTCCGCGACCTGCTCGCCTGGAGTGAGTTGCATGTAGAGGGCGAGACGACGGATCACGAAACAGGCACGTACGAGGAAGGCGTTCACGACGCAGTGAAGTGGATGCTTGGGCTGATTCACTCAAGACCGGATGAGGTGTGAGATGAGTATCTAAGAAGATTTGAATTTGGACTTTCAAAGCGGGATGCAGGCCAACATCGATGACGATGCGTTAGCAGTGTTCATGCGACTGGAGGCAAAGCACAACGCAATCGTTGATCAGTTCGACACTGTGCTGACGTTTAAGGATGCGCCGATCCATGTTGGCGAACGTGTGATTGAGCCAGGCTCCCCGGAGCATCGTGGAGTCCGACTGGGGATTGCTCTCGCCAAAGAAATGCTGGGTGAGTTTCCACTCTCTATTTCTGAGAGCTGAAAAGGCCATATCCGAAGGTCGATTAACGGGGGCCCGAGATGAGTACTGTAACTATCAGCCTAACTGACAACGACGAAGGAGCGGTTGACGTGAAGATCGAAGGCCTTCCGGATCGAGGACACACACCCAGTAAAGCCCAGGCCTTTGGTGAGGCGCTGCGCGACACGATCGGGAGCCTCAGTCCGTGCGTTAGCGGGATGGGAGATAACGTGTGCCCATACTGTGATGGCACCTGTACCAAGCGAAACGGGCCGTGAATGGTCCGTCTATCCGGCGTGGCTGCCGGGTACTGATGAGCAGCCGAACAACAGGAGATATCCATGAATAAAGCAGATCTGATCGAAGCACTGACCAAGGATATGAAGGTTACCCATGATCGTCCGGTCAGTAAGGCCGATGTCCAGGCCTTCCTGTCGAGCTTTACCGCTGTCGTCTCAGAGGAGATGACACACAGCGATGTAGTAATACCAGGGTTTGGGAAATTCCATGTTTCCGAGCGAGCAGCACGCAAGGGTCGCAACCCTCAGAACGGTACGGAGATCGATATCCCCGCAGCGCGTGTTCCCAAGTTTACGCCCGGAAAGCTGTTAAAAGAGACCGTCAATAGCTAAGCGAAACAGGCGGTACGCCGCCTGTCTGCCCGACGTGGTGGTCGGGTACTGATGAGCAGCTAGGAGAAAGCAATGCAACTGTCAATCTTAGAAGTCCGCATACTCAACGAACTCGCCCGGCGTGGGCCCTGCGCCGCATCCACCATCATGCCCCATGTTGAGGGGTTGGATTCAAAAGCGCAGCTGAAAGGCACACTGGAGGGGCTGGAGAAGAAGGAGCTGGCGAAATACCAGTCAAACGGTCAGTGGGCAATGCCTGCCGCCCTCAAGAAAAAGGTGCTGGACGGAAAGGTCGGAGCAACGGTCGATACTACGGTAACGACACCGCCGGTCGCTGACATTAAGCCCGCGCCGGTATCGGTTAAGCCAAAGGTGGCAGCAAAACAGAAGCCCACAGCACCGGCTTCCGGCAAACAGGCAGCGGTGAAGGTGCCGGTACTGGAAATGTCCGAGCCAGCCAGCACCATCAGTCCCCTGCAGGCCTTGCGCAACAGCCTGCCGCCCGGTGTTGAAATGTATGTGAGTGATGAGGAAGCAATCCTTCACTGGGAAGAGAATACGTTCAAGATCGAAGATGATGCGTTGGATACAGCCTTGGGCGCTATCCGTACCCTTGAGCGGTTGAAGGTGGGGTCTACATGCAGCTGACCCGTTGCCCTATTTGCCACAGCCGCATCCACCTGGACGCCCTCGTCCAGGATGACGCCGGCCGCGAGCTGCTCGCACTACTGTCCAACCTCGACCGAGCCGCCGGTCGCTCGCTGGTCTCATACATGACGCTGTTCCGGTCGAAATCTCGCGACCTGGCCAGTGATCGAGCGTTACGGATCGCTAAAGAGACCTTGGACCTGGCTCCAATTGATCGCTTGGTACCGGCATTAATAACCGTCGTTGAGCAAATGCAGGTTAAGCAAGATGTCGGCGGCTTTAAGCCCCTCAGTAACCACAACTATCTGCGCAAAGTGGTCGAGTCCTCTGGCCCAGCTAACCAGGTTGAAGGCGATATCGACAACTTGCCTGCGGATCTCCGTGGGGCAGAGAGCAAGAACGAAAAACGCGCACGCGTAACCGCTGCGACTATGGATATTAAGAACATCGACTGGTGAACCGGATGAGCAAAAACCCCCAGCGCAATCGAGACCTAGCCGCCATCCACGCTGCCCGTCGTGCACTAGCGTTGGATGAAGATCTATATCGCGAGCTCCTGGAGCAATGGACCGGCAAGCGCAGCGCCGCCGATCTGACAGCCCGCGAGCGTGGCAAGGTACTCAACGAACTCGGAAAAATCGGTTTTCAACGTAAGCCGCGCCAACAACCAGGTAAACATCCAGGAACGCCCAACAACCTGGAAAAGGAGCCAATGCTCCAGAAGGTCGAAGCGCAGCTCGCCGATATGAAGTTGCCCTGGTCCTACGCGGACGCGATCGCAAAGCAGCAGTTCGGCATTGCCCGAGTGGGTTGGTTGAAAACCACGCGTCAGTTTGACGCCGTGATCGCCGCGCTCCATGTAGAGCAGGAAAAGCGATCGCTTTGGACCGCTGTAGAGCGTGAAATGAATCGACTCGGCCTAACCGAGGCCGATATCGAGCGCGATTACCACCCCCGAAAAGGCTGGAAGCGAAACCGCAAAGCGCTTGAGCAGCTTCTCAGCATCCTAAACGTGAAGGAGGCTTGATATGGCACGCGACGGAAAAGGAATGGAAGGCCGCAGGCATGAGCTCCTGGAAGACGTCCACGCCCGCGCTGCGGAAGTGGCCAAAGAGCTCGGCATTGACCCTGATCTGGCTGATCAGATCGGCTGTGCGATTGCAGATCACCTCGCGCAAAACTGGGGCGGCCAGAACTTCACAATTCCGATGGATTACCACTATCGTATAGGTAAGCGCGACTCAGAAATCTACGACCTCTTTACCGGTAACAACCACCACATCCTGGCACGCGAATTTGGCATGACCGTGCGAGGCATATATAAAGTCATTGCACGCGTTCGAGCCAATGGCGACCCGGATCAGCACGACTTATTCTGATCCGGGCTCTCGTTTCACTATCTGCAACTTCCTTCCATAAACTCATCCCGGTTTGTCACAGCTTGTCCCAGCCCATCCCGCATTTATCTCTCATACCGGGTATATTTATCTAACGTCTAAACATCTTGCTGGAATTAGCGAAGGAAACATGCACCAGCAGTAGGTGAAGCATCAACCAGATAATCCGATGAGATGCCGGTCTGTCTCACTCTCATGCAAAGGTAAGATCAACCATTTAATCCGCTTACCC